GTCAGATCAAACGGTTGTGCCTGCGGGGCGTAGAGCGTGTCGAAATATGTCTTGAGGGTCGCCTTGATGTTGGCCCAGCTCAGCTTTTTCAGCACGTTCGAGGCAGCGCTGTCCATCAGCGCAACGCAGTCGGCGTCGACAGGAGTCGTCTTTGCTGCTGCGCCATTAATGTCGAGCGACATCGCTGTGCCGCTGCCCGATACGATTATGTCCCCATAATCTCCATCGGCCAGCACCGCGCCCGATTCAACAATCCAGTTGGTACCATTGAACACATATCGCTTGTCGTCGGCGCAGACCCATAGGCTATTGCCGTGGATCGGTACGTAGTATTTCCAGCTCCCGCCGAAGAAGTGCGCGATGTTGTTGTCCTTCCCCGACCATGCTCCCGTAGCACTCGCCGCGACGATATAAACGTCGCCGTTAGCCGGTGTCGATGGCGCGGCGGTGAGCGTCTTGCTCAGCGCGCGGACAAGCTTGCCCTCGATCTGACGCAGTGCAGTGTTGTGCGTCACCTCTTTTCCGCTTTGCGAAGACGAAAGCTCGTCCAGCCCCAGAATTTCTGTGGTCATGTGATCTACCTGTTATGGGTTTGAATTACGGCGTGTAAGGCGTCCAGAGACCAGGCGTATAGGTCACGCCGTCAAATATCAGCGGCTTCAAATACAAGTCGTAAACATATTGCACTTCGTTGGGCGGCACACCGGCAGCGAGCGCCTGCTTGACTGCGCGCCAGTGCTCCTCGCGGACCGCAATGAACGTGCCGTTAGTCGCCCCTCCAAGCAATCGCGAAATATATCCCTTGAATACACGGGTCACCGGGTCGTAGCCTGTTTCATTCGGATCCAAGCGAGAGATCATCGTCCATGTATCGCCGCCATCGTCGCTCGTATAGTCCGCGTTTTCCCCTATAACGACCAGGCGGCCACTGGATAGCGAGAATATCCTCAGAGCGTCATTGCCTTTCCAATAGTCCGCAGCGAGCGTAGGCGCAGGAGAAATATCCTCCCATGTCACCCCATCAGAGCTGCGCAGTACTACAGGAGTAGCGACGAAATATGTGCTCGGCGGCGGCGCAAAGAAGTACCTCTTCCCGCCTATGGCGTAGAATTTTCCGCCGATATATTCGACCGATTGCAATTCAGTGGCAACGCGTGAATCAGTCGTGAAGTTAAGGTACAAGCTCGTGTACGGCCCGTCATAGCTTGATGAGTAATAGAGATTTTTTACTACCATGCCGACCGCCACGTACATCCCGCCACCATAAGCTATGTCAAATAGCTCAGTTGTTTGGTTCGGATCCATCAGTGCGTCGCTCAAGTCGCCTGGGCGTGAGATGCAACAGTCATGTTGCCATGTGTGCGCCCCATCGGTGCTAGACATGATCTCGCCCTTCTTACGCAGCGCGATAAATCGTCCATCAGCTTTGATAATCTTCACGATCGCGTCGCCGCTGTCATTTGGGAAGCCGGACGGATAAGCGCCGTAGACAGCCTGCGTCCAGTTTGTGAGATCCGTGCTGTAATGGATGCGGTAAGGGTTCCCTTCGCCCGGCGTCGCAACAGCATACGTCGTCCCGTCAAAGCAAACCTTATCGAAAGGAACGCCGGATGGAAGATTATTTGGCGACATTGCCGTATAAGTCAGTCCGTCAGTGCTGAGCCAGAGCGGGCTCGGAGTACCGTCGACCACCAGCTCATATACAGATGGCGCGATGAAATGGGTGCCATTCCACAGCCGCGGCGCCCCCCATGGGTTGCCCGTGACAGTATTATCAGTTTGAGTTGGGTTCCCGGGATTGGCCGCCTGAACCGGATCAATGACCGGCGGTGGCGCATACGGATCTGCGCCAGGTGCCGAGAAATCATAGAACGGTGTCTGGTTGTCAGTCCTGATGCTGACGCCAATGCCATCCCCATAGTCGCTGTTCTTCTGCGCCACCCTGAATTTCAATACAGGCGGGATACCGCCAAAATCAGCGGTTATCGAGCCCGGCGAGTAGACGAAGAATTCATCGGCCGTTGTATAGCTCTTCGAGACGTCTCCGTCGACGGTGCTGATCGTAATACTAAAGGTTGTGAATGTACCGTCGAGCGCCACATCCGTACCGCTTAACCATTCTCCGCCAACGAGACTCCGATGCGCCCATGAAAATACAAATCCTCCATCGTTCAGCGCCTCAGCTTTGAGGTTAGCAACGGAATATGGCCGGCGCCGCGCGGCGCGATCCGTGAATGTCTGAGAGGCAGCATCCGAAAGCTTCGTGCGGAATGCAGGTGCCTTATACAGTCGCTCCTGATTCAGGTCGCGCGAAGGTGGGTTGTATATGCGCCACGCCACATCAGACCCGAGTATGAAGGAATCATCGACCTTATGGAGGGACATCGCCCATTCCGTTCCCCGACAGCCGCGCAACAACCCCGATAGCTCATAGGTATTCGGTCCAATAAGAGTTGCATTCTTGTAGTGAATGATCTCCCATATGCCATCGCGGCCGAGTGCGGCTACGCCATAGCCGTTCAGTACCTGCGTTTCGGTATAGCTTGGAAGCGTAGTGCCGCGCGCCATCACGATGGTTACGGTGTTACCTTCATCGAATATATTCCCACCAGTGAAATTCGGTAGCAATGATATCGCGGTCCCTATCGCCGATTTATCAGAAAATGCGAGGATCGAGTTATATGTGCTGCCTTCATCCTCACTGCGGAATACTTCTGCACCTGGCCAGCTCTGCTCAGTGCCGCACATGGCGACATAGAATCCCTTGTTCTGATCCTCGTCGCGCAGGATAGGAATATCCATCAGCTCCAGGACGGTTGTGGAGGGCTGGAAGATCGTCTGCGAAGCGTATGGAGGCGTAACGCCATCGGCGCCAGACTGCGTGAATACCTCCGCCGATTCCATCGCACCTTCCCATTGAATGATCCCATTGGGCTGATCACGGCGGAGCGTAATCCTGGCTCGATACGTTGCATCGTCCGTGGGGAGACTGACGATATCGGTCGGCTCCAAATATGCGTACTTCCGGGTGGTGGTCCATTTAAAAGTATTGTTCTGCCATGCCTGGTACAACATGGTCCTGGCAACCTCCTTAGCCTTTACTGCATTCATGACGATGGCCAATTGCACCGTCAGATGCTGCCGTGTGTCTTTGGTGATGCGGCGGTCATATTGGTTTCCGATCTGATGGTCCGCATCGATATCGGGGTATTGCACGTCGCATTGGATGGGCAATTCGGTTTGAAACGCCCGGGTCACCTGCAGGTTTGCCGGCATCTCCTGTCCATGCTCATGCGCGGCACGATCTACAGCAGGGATGGTTGTGACCACCGTAGATCCCCGCTTCACAAACTTGATCTGGTCCTCCGACTCGACCGCGTCAAAGTAAAATGCCTGCTGCAATGGCTCGATCGCGGCCCGCCCCGCCATCTGGTGTGGCACGGGATATCCGATCACCTCGTCGGTGAGCTGCGACACGTTCAGATCCCCGGTGGTAAGGCCGCCGCGCTGGCAAATATCGGATACGATGTCGCCCAAGAGGACCGTGTTGGGGGCAAGCCTGCCTCCGATAGGGATTTTCCATACCACGCCACTTTCAGCGACGAAATAGTACCGGTCGTTATAAGGAACACTGTTGCCGCGGGTTTGTCCAGCCAACACTCCTGCGCCAGTCCGCGTTTCCATCAACGTTCCGTCGAGGCCATATACAAGAAGATCGCCGCCGTTATCCACATAAATCAGGTCGGTATGGGGGTCATAATGCATACCTTGCAGCGGCGCCGTCGTGACGATCCTGGAAAGAGTATTGGACGCAAGATCAAGTTTGTAGACGTTAGAATTTAGTATGCAGGCCCAGTAGATGCACGCCCTGACCTGGTCATAGCAGAACCGGTGACCTTCTACATTCGAACCCCAGTCACCATTGTAGACAGGGGTGCCGCCTCCGAAAGAGGTGACCAATAACCAATTGCCGTAGCCAGCAACTGCGATCTGCCCGCGATCCGGCATTTCCACGACATAGTAAACCCAGTTCGGCGCAGGAATTCCGGCATCAGCATCGTTGTTTGGGCCAAGATGATGGATGGCCCCTGAGCCAAGCCCGTTGTTGACGAAGCCATAGACCGTGTGATCGCCAGAATTGTATGCGACTGTTGCTAACTTGCTGACCGCTCCGGCATAACTGAAATTGATGGTCTCGCCGATCCTGAAGGTACCGTCTGCCTGGACGGCGAGGAAGGTCGCGCAGCGGCCATAGACGGCGCCCGACTCGGAGTGTCCAACCCAGAGGCCACCATCAGCGGCAACAATTGACGAGACTCCGGTCGGGAACCCAACCTCACCAATCAACTCACATGTTTCTGGGTCATATATGTAGTCGGTGCTTCCATATACAGCATGAAGCGTGGTAGCACCGGATACCGGATCAGAAAATAGCGCCATCAACTCACCGTCGCCGATGTTTACCGGTTCGGCGAATTCCGGCGAGCCAGATGTGATGACTTCGAATTCAAATTGCGGCGGCCGGCCATTCATCTCCGTGACGTCGTAATCTTCAAAGACCACGTAGGCATAGCCAAGATAAGCCGGGCTCGCACCATCTGTAGCCTCGATCAGAGGGTCTACTTCCTGATCTTCCGTGCCGAGATAGAACCGGATTTGGCCGATGGCCGGATCCATTGTCGCCCCCGTATTGCTTGCGGAGACATCATAGACCAGCTTCTTGTTTGCCCAGACGCGCCGGATTCCAGCTATCGGGCCTTCGCAAACCAGGATTGCGAATGACATCGTGTACGTAAATGTCTTCTGCTCGCCCCCGCCCTTCGCGCTTTGCGTGGTTTCGTGCTCGACTGCCTTCAGAGTCTGCGGCCACATCACTGTTCCGGCGTGACGGTTACAACCGTATTCGAATGGGATCGGATTCCCATAAACGGACATCTGAGTACTCAGATCATTTAAACGCGGCCCGATGCGATCTGGCTGGTGCAAAGCCGCATCAACGCCCGAACCGATGGAATAGGCAATCGCCGCGAACTGGGGGTTGTAAGTGAAGGCGTATGTAACCGCCGCCGCTGCAGCGCCAAGTAACGACATTACTCAACTCCCGGGAATCGATAAGCACCGACGACCATATTCTTCCAATGTTCGGTATATGCCTGCACTGCTACGCGCCGCGCTCCAACATATGCATGAACGATCTTTCCATCGCCAACATACATTGCCAAATGATGCGGCTCATTCCCGTCGAATGCCATCAACAGCACATCCCCCGGTGCCGGGCTACCCTCGATGCGTTCGAGGTGGCTTTCCATATACGGCTTCAGTGTCCCGTCAGGGCGCAATGGATATGCCCGCTTCACGTCGTGGAGCGCGATGCCGCATGCAGTCGCAATGCCAGCGACGGTGCCCACGCAGTCGGCTCCCAGCCCTTTTGCCGCCTGATTCGCATGGAACGGTGTTCCCACCCATTCCAGGGCCTCGCGCACAAGCTGTTCACGTGTCGCCATTAGCTTCCCTATCCCGCACATTCATGTCTGGCTTGAATGCCATCAACTGGCAGCCGCATCACACGCCCTTGTACATCTGATCCTGACCAGGTATTTTCGGGAATCCCCTAAACCGGATCACGTTGTCATACTTGGATTGGCAATCCTCTGCAGACCTCTTCGAGCAACCAGACCATACCGTCACATTGTCAGAGATCGCGATTGGGTAAGGCATTGGCTCCTGCAGTATCAGTTCGCCGCCGTACAGGTGCTGCTTGATCTCCATCGAGAGGCCGGAATTTTCGCCAGACGTGAACTGGACCTTCCCCGCGGTGAAGAAGTCGGCCGGCTGCATGAGCGCTGCCACAGTAAAAAGCCGCTGACTGCTGACCGCCGTGACACTCTGGGATGAGAACTTATACAGCCCCTCCGTCTCCGGCACGCCGCATCTGGCATCGAATAGATTCGCGTTGCATGTCGGCGTTACAAGGTCGCCCAGGTTCTGCTGCAGCTTCTGGGTAATGCCCCGGAATTCTGAGGTGAATGAATTGCGATCAAGGGAAATCTCTCCAAAGGTATATCGCTTAAGCTTTTCCGCCCCCATGGTGAGGTCCGCATAATTCACACGAAGTACGCGGACGTCGCACAGATCCCACAGTCCGGCAGCGATGTCCGCCTCGCTGATCCCGAGCGCCAAGAGGGCACCCTTTGCGCTCATTGTATCGACGTTCATCGCCGCAGAAGTCTCGGCATCTGTCGGGATGACACCGAAGGCCGACTTATATACGACGCCATCAAACGTCAGGTCTTGATCGTGGTCCGGCGTTACCGCCAACACCGTTCCGTCACGACGCGTCATTTTCACCAGGTGCGCGACAGTGGTTACCGACTGCGCATAATGTGCCTTCAGCGCATCGCTGATCGTCTTCATACCCTTACCTCAAGAATGGGGATTTGCCCCCATTGGATCAGTAAGCTCTCGCCGTTCTTGTTAATGGCATCGAGCTGCATCGTATCGGTATCGAAACGCACAGGGACGTCGAACTCACCCGACCACGCCGTCGGCGCCGCGCCAGATGCAACAGTCAGAATGCCCGTCGTGTAGTCGATCGAATATACGCCGGATCCTGATACCGAAACGGTGCCAGCAACCGGCTTGGAGATGCTACGCACCTCCGAAAGCGAGCCCGAGGCATACGTTTTCACCATCTGATATGTCGCGCCAGCGATGGCTGTAAATCCGCCGTTATCGGTCGTGGCCTGATAGTCGGACCAGTCGCGGAAACGGAACCCGTATGCCCGCCCCTTCACAGATCGGAAGAACGCGATCAGTGCGTCGGTATCTGCTTTCGTCATCGGCCTGGTGCCGATATCAAACTTCAGCCTTGACGCAGACCAGACAGCGGTGCGGCTCTCAAACCCGTTATCCACCGTGATGATATTGGTCGTATATTCCGGGCCGCCTTGAGCCCCAAGCGCGATCTGCAGCGGAAATCGAGCGGTCTCGTTGAAGCTCATCCGTTCCTCCGAAGGGCGCGGTTCACCGCATTGCCCGACATGGCGGCGATCTGATCGGCAGTCGCCCTCGACGTTCCAGAAGGTACGTTGATATGCAGATTGATCACGTTGGTCTGGGATGGCTTCTGGTCGCTATCGCTTCCGCGGCTAAACAGTTCATTGGGCAGGATTGTGCCGGCGGCCTTCGGGACAAAGAGTTCCGGACCACGCTCACCCACGACCGATACCTTCCCTACCGGAGGATCGCCACCATCGGCGAAGAAGCCACCGAAGCTTCCGAATGCCCCAGCCGCGCTGCCGAGATCGCCTACGGCTGATGCCCCGCCCATGGTAGACATTGAGGTCGCAGCGATCTGCACGGCACCGTTTAGCGCGGCAAATGATGCGGCCAGGCCGCTGGTAACGGCATTCAGGCCAGTCGTCGATGCGGCGAGACTTGCTAGCGGCGCGGTGGTTGCGCTGACCGATGCACCAAGTGTCGCCATAGCAGATGCGCCGGAAGCGGCACTCGCCGCCCCATTGCCGGCGGACGCCGACGCCGACGCGCCGAACAGGCCCTTGATCATGCTTCCGGCGCCGTCGAATAAATCGCTAAAGGTTTGCTTGAATGCGATCCTGGCGATATCGGCATTGATCGAATTTACCAAGCCTTTAAACGAGAGTTTGCCAGTTGAAGTGAAATTCACGAACGCATCTTCCAATCCTCTAAACGCATTGGACAGAGCACCCTCAACTTGAGATCCAACATCATTGGCCGCTTCGCCATATTTGCGAATTGCCTCCTGGGCGCCGAACCATCCGCTTCGCTGTTTGTCGGCGACGGCTTGAATCTGGTCCATCCTGATCTTCTTGATTGCATCGGCTTTCGCGTATTCCGCAGCGATCTCATCGCTGGTGAACTGAACGCCATCTTTCTGCGCCCTACGGATGGCCTCCTGGACTTCGCCATCTATTCGATGGGCTTCGGTGAGCTTCTGAACTTCGACGGTGTCCTTGCCGATCAGGGAGAACATGAACGCTTCGTTGTCGATGGCGCGCTGCTGCTGCTCCAGATATTCCGCCATCCCCAGATTGAAGTTGGTCTTGAACTTGTTCTGGACTGCGGCCGACATCGCCGCTTGGCGTTTCAGATACTCCTCGGTACCTTTCTTGATGCCGTCATTTTCAAGCGCGATGAGTGCGGCATTAATTTCACGCTGCACAGCGCTTTGCTTAAGCCCCTCGGTTTCTGCATTCAGCTTTGCCACGCTGTCATCGAATTTCTTCAGCGAGATAAGCCGTTTTTGAGCCATCTCCAAGTTGTCAAGCCATGTCGCCTGATCAATATATGCCTGTTTCTGCGCCGCCGAGAGCGGGGAGAGTTTAGCTGCGATGCGTTCGGTATCGGAGAATTTACCCAGGGTGACATCGAACTGAGCCATTGCGGCCTTGGATTCGCGGACCTTACCTCCCAAGCGATCAAAATTGTCAATCACGTACTGGATGCCGACAGCTTGACGCTGCATTTCCAACATTGCTTGGTTGTATGGGTCGAGTTGCCCGTTACTATCGCCGGTATTTTGACCCGGAGGGCCTAATTTCTTCGCGGCTGCTTCAGCTTCAGCCTTCTTCCTGGCCAACGCATTCGCCTCGATCTTTCGCCAAATATCGCTCAGGGCACCTCCGATCCCCTTAGCTGCATCGCCCAGGTAATCGGCGGCGAGGGCCTTTGAAAAATCTGCCTTAATATTGCCGGCTAATTGGCTGGCACTTGCCCCAAGTCTTCCCAATTCAGTATGAAATGCCGAGAAGCTGAAATCGCCGGAAAAGACGCCAGCAACGCCTTGCCCAAATGCCTTTGCTAGATTGGACATGTTTTCCAATGTGGATTTCCAGTTATCCGAGATGAAACTGAATACCGTCCCTATAGCGCGGCCCACGCCGACAAAAACTCCGATGACAGAATTGATCGTATTCGTTACGACCTTCAGATAGCCCCCAAACAATGACTCAGCGAATTGCATCGCAGTCTTGCCAGACGACGACAGAGTATCGCCAACCGATTTGCCGATGCCGGATACCTTGTCTTTAAAGGAATTCCAAGCATCACGTACCTTGCCGAAGAATTGTGAGATCGCATCCCATGCGGACAGAATCCCCTCCTTCAATGTATCCCATGCCCCACCAATCCAATTCCCGATGGATGCCTCAGTGCCACCAATCGTTACTAATTTGTCCTGGAAGAGGTATGCGGCGGCGGCAGCAGCAGCTATAGCGACAGCAATCGCCGCAAATGGATTTGCAAGAACCGCCGTATTCAGTGCAATCACGGCGGTGCGTAATTTCGTGAACATCCCCAGGCCTACTAGACCAGCCCCTGACGTAGCGGCGCCCAGCGCTGTGATTGCTGTCGTGACTCCTGTAATCGCTGCCGGCAAAACCTTGGTGATCGTGAAAAATCCGACGACCCCGGTCGCCAGTTGCGGTAGGATCGGGATAACCTTCTCAAGAATCGGAATCACTGTAACGAGGGCGCTCCCCTTCCAGGCATTCAGCTTACCGACCATCTTCGTCCAGGTAATTTCCAGATGTTCGGCCTTTTCTGCTAAGTCTGTTGTAACCTTCCCCTCCACGTTCCCTCGTTCAGCAAGCTGCTGAAGCAAGGGGATCATCGTGGCCCCCTTTTTTCCCATCAGATCAATCGCGAGGCCGGTTTTTCCGGCACCGCTGGTCATGTCGGCGAACTTCTTTCCCACCTCAAGCATCACGTCTCCGACTGGCTTCAGTTTGCCAGTCGAGTCCAGATATGTGACGCCCAGTTTTTTGAACGTGTCCTGCTGTTTCTGCGCGCCTCCCTGCGCGTCATACATCGATTTCGACAGTTTCGCCGCGCCAGCCCCGGCATCTTGCATATCCATGCCAACGAGTTTAGATACCGCTTTTAGCGCCGACAGGGCCTCTACACTGGCGCCGGTCTGGTCGGATAGGTGCTTGAGTTCCACCGCGCCTTCGATCGACGATTTGGCGACACTAATGAGACCTGCGGCGCCTCCAACGAGGCCAAGCGTTCCCATCGCCAGCCCGGCCTTCTCGAACATGCCCTCAAGCGACTTCATCGCCGACTCGGCCTTGCCGGCCGCCCTGGCTATCGCTTCCATATTCTGGTTCGCGATGTAAGCAGCCTTCTCGAATGCGGCCTGAAACTTGATGATGTTCGCGTTCAGGTCAATATTCAGCGAGCCAAGGGACATGGTTACTCCTTCGTTTCGGATATCGCACCGGCACTACTGGCCACCTCACTGCGCCGACGTGCATTCAGTGCTTCTGCCGCGAATATCAGTTTCCATTGCGCGGCAGTCTTCCCATCAACGGTCGGCTCTTCTTTCGGTTCGCGGACCGGATCTTCGAACAACAGGAAGTCTTTAATTTGATACGGCTCACGCCGTTTATCGGGATCTCGATTGATGTTTCCTAAGACCGAGATAATGTGTGCATGCATTGCGTCGTGGGCGCGGATTCCCACGGGTTCAAGGGCAATGAACTCTTGCCACCCTAGGTATTCTTCATACGGCATCGCATCGAGCTGACCAAGCGTCATCCCCAGCGCAAGCGCCAGGCGATACTTCGCCCGGCGCCTGTGGTCATCGATCAGTTTGGGGATTCTTCGGTGCCTGTGACGAGACCATTTACTTTCATGACCGCCAACGCGAGGTCGCTCATGGCGTTGCTCGCAGACGTATGCAACGCTTCGATATCTCCGTCATCAAGCATCCGCTCACCAGCATCATTCACCACGGATGCGGCTACGAGACGTAGTCCGAGGCTTTCCTTGTCTCCTTCAGTCACCTTCTGCATGTCCTCAACTTCTTTCAAGGTGAGCTGTCTGATGGAGATGTTACCAACGCCTTCGATTTCGACTTGCGTGATCTTTGGCGCAAAGGCGGCCAGAAAGGTGGCCTTATCCAGAATCGTCATGCTTTGGTGCTCCTATTAGGACAGGGTGATATCGCCGGTGATCTTCAGGCTCATCTGGATTTCCAGCTTGCCGTTGACTTTGGCTTCGGGACCGTCGTACTTGGTCAGGAAGGCGTTGAAGGACATCGTGATGGTGCTGGACCCGCCAGTGATCACGATGCGATATGGCGAAGTAACGCCATCGTTGCAGTCCGTGCGCATCAGCGTCTGCACGGCGCCGTTGATGAAGTTGGCGGTGATATCGCAGGTGCCGTTATCCTTCAGGCCGGCGATGTACTCCATCGCGCTGGAAAGCAGATGGGTCACATCGATTGCGCTGACGCTGACACCGCCCAACTTGATGTCATTGGCCTCTTCGACCGCGGCGTAAGCTGCTGTGGTGGCCGTGTAGGTCCCGACGACGGATGCGGCGCCGCCTGGTGCAGTCAGGGTATTGTAGGTACCGGTCGTCGAAGACAACTTCGTGAACGTGAACGTGCCGTTGTAGGCCGCCGGCGTAGCGCCGGTCACGACGATCGTATCGCCCGTGTTCAGACCGTGCGCCGAAGCCATCGTGATGGTCGCAACTGAGCCAGAAGCCGTGATGCTGCTAATAGTTTGTGGGGTAACGGCGGAAGTAGCGCCGCGCTGGATGGTCGTTCCTTGGGAACGGATCGCCTGCGAACTCATTTGATGCCTCCTGAAATGAAAAACCCGCCGAAGCGGGCGGGTTGAAAACGTCTCGAACTACAGTTTTATGCGTTCAGCCAGACGGAGAAGACCATCATCCGGCGATATAGCTTGGTATCGGGCTCATAGCCTGATTGATTGGAGATCGGTATGCCTGTGAGCGCGGCGGATTGCGTTATCGCCTGCGTTACCAGATCCGCCAACGCGACTCCATCCGCGCGCACCTTCGAATAGACGTCAACCTGAAAATGCGCGTTGTCGAGCGTCGATGGCCCCGTCAGCGTCCAATTGGCGGCATTGAAGACCATCGAATACACGATGTACGGCGCGATATCCGTGTCGAGCGCGACATCAGGCCGGATCGTCGCTCCCTCAAGCCCTGGAAACGTGATCATCGCGCTGTAGATCGCCTGGTCGAAATTCACTTCTGCTCCTCTTTGTCCAGTCGCTCCCGGAGTCGCTCCTCAAAGCGATCGACTGCGCGCTGCTTTGCCGCCTCAAAACTCGGCCGCATGAAGGGCTTTGCGGCCATCTTCGAAGTTCCGAACTCCAGAAAGCGCCAAAAGAAGGAGTGCTTTGAGTCCTTCATCGTGATGATCGTTTCGGCGCTGCTCTTCGTTTGCCTGACACGCTTCTTGACAACCTGCTTCTTCAGCCACCCGGGCGAAACTTTTACCTTCCCGCGTATTTCATAGTCCTTTGCAGCGATATGGACATTCTTCTGGACTTCTTTTTGGATAACGAGCGCAGCAGAGCCGAGGCATGAAGCGAGGGCATTGTTACCGATCTTCTCTGGCAGTTTGAGCAGCCGATCCTGTAGCTCTTTGAGCCCTTCGACCTTGATCTCAACCGTCATTCAGGCCCTCTGTCGCGGGAATGATCAGTTCGAAGTTGCGTTCATCAACATTCAGCGGGCGGGCGAGATTAAAGTAGCGGCCGTTAAATACGGCTCGCATCGAGGCGACGACGCCAGGGAGATAACGCATGGTGATTTCGTGCGACGTTTCGGATTGCACTGCCTGTGCGGCCATCAGCTCGCGGCTTGAGAGCGGACGGATCGCTGCCGGGACGTTCGTCGCGAAGTCGACCCACGTCTGTGTTGGTGCGCCAGTATCGTCCTGCGTTGTTGTGCGCCTCTGGATCGTGATCCGATGGCGCAGGTCGCTCGCACGCATCAGTATACGCCCGGCAGATAGGGATCCAGGAGGCCATCAACGAACGGCAGCAGTTCCATCTTGCCGCGGTTGAGGATGGCGACCTCTTCCCTGTTTTCATACAGCGAACCTACCCGCAGAAGCATCCAGCTACGAATGCCGTCTGGTACGACGCCGATAAAATTGCGGCCTGTGCCGTCGTCGGTGAAGGCGATCGGGTTACCGGCCAGGTCTGTCAGCGAATAGGTTCCTGCATCGGCAGTGGCGATGAGGAACGTATCATCAGCATTTAGTGGCGCCGGGAGAATCCCGCCGCTGTTGTAGAAGCGCACGCGATCACCAACCGCCCAGGTGACCGGTCCAGACACCTTGAAATGAGACGCATCCGCAGCATGCGAGACCGCAATCGGTGAAGCATAGCCAGCGTCATATGTCACAATCACAGATCCGATCTGTGGCAGCGGAATCGGCCAGATCTTCCCGAAGCGGGGCGTAATAACCGCAGGCTCCATTGCCAGATTCACGGCATAATCCGTTGGCGGCATCGTCTGTAGTACACCCGCCATGTCCGTATACTGAATGGAAACCACGTCGACCACAGGCGAACGGGGCAATTTGATACCGTAGCTCGGAATATTGAACTGGTTTTCCAGCGCGACGCCGGCACCGCCAGGAAATCGGTCAAGCACAAGCTGGATGCGTGCGTGCAGCAGTTGCCGGCGCGTCTTTGATTCAGCCGCCAGGCGTGCAGCTACGATCAGAGACTTGATCTTGCTATCGTCGGTCGAATCGATCACACGGCGGTCATTCTTCGCCTCATCGAGGTGAATTGGCTCGCCCGATGGCTGGATCAAGTAGATTTCCGGCATTTCCTACTCCATGCAAGTGCCCGGCGTGGGCCGGGCACCAGGTTTTACACTTGCTGGACGACTGCAGCCTGGTTCAAGGCCGAGGCAGGAGCGTAGCGTGGATTCACGCCGAAGATCGACGCGCCGAAGATCGACGCTGCAGTACCGACGGTCACTGACAACGCGACGTAAGCAAAGCCGTTGGTGACATCCAGCTCCTCGCCGCGCACCTCGATGGTTGCCTGTTTGTTGTCGCCAGATGCCTTGACGATCTGGGTGATGGCTTTGCCAGTGACGTCCTTGGCATTGGTGCCGGATGCGTCGGTCGCTTGGCGCAGTTTCGCATCGATCGTCGCCGACGTGCCCAGGACGCCAGTTTGCAGCAGAGCTGCGATGGAATGGAAGTTCGCAACCGGTACCCAGGCGGAAACCACAGTGCTGGCCGCCACGCTGGCAGGATCCATGGTCGCCAGAATCGCGGTGCGATCGCTCATTTTCAGATTCGGATTCATGTCTTTTCCTCAGTAAATGGATGGATGGACGGGCGGCGTGCGCCGCCCTGCTGTCATCAGCGAGCGCCCAACTGGACGAACGGGGAAAGCTTGTTGGAGCCCTTGGCCTGGGAGATGGCCGCAGCGATCTTGCTCTGACCGTCCATGCGGAAGGTCGTCCGGAACGCAGTCGCGTCAGCGTCGAAGTACAGGTGCATCGACGTTGCCGTTTGCATGCCGCCAGCCTTGGTGATGCTCTGGTAGTAGCTCAGATCGACCAGCGAAACGTCACCCTGCGAGCTGAACGCAGCGGCGTGTTGCGTGACGATGATCGGACGGCCCAGCAGCATGCCGTAAGGGCTGCCCTGGATACCGCCGACATTGGCGCCGGCCGGCAGATAGATCGGGTAGTTACCCAGGGTCAGGGTGAACAGGTATGGCAGCACGTCGGGGGCAATCAGCCACACCGCGTTGCCGTACGAACCTTCAGGCAGGCGGGCGACCATATTCGCCAGGTTGGTTGCGGACAGGGTGCCGGTACTCTGACCGGAGTCCTTGGCCACGACCACGACCGCACCGCTGGTCAGTGCGCCCTGTGGAAGGCCGGCGCCGGTGCCGTTCAGGATTGCCTCGTTGGTCTTCCACTGCATCGACATGCCGATTTTCTTCGGCAGGTAGCTGCCCATGGCTGAGCTGTCTTCCAGCATTTCATCGGAAACAGGAACCAACGCCATCAGTTTCTTTAGGCGCAGCACGGATTGCCCCAGCACCGGCTTGGTCGCGGTCGCGGCCGAGCCCTCGCCCTGCCAATAGGCGCGGATGCCGTTGGTGCCCCATGCGGTGGTCTCGTCTTTCGGGAAGGCCATCGAATTGCCGGTCACTTCGACGTTGTCGGTCAGCGGCAGCAGCGCGGTGTCGGTCAACGACAACTGGAAGATCTCAGTGCTGAACTGCGGCGGGATTACGAAGCCACCGTCCTGGCCGTTGCTCTCGCCGCCGAAGGTGCTCGGAGCCGAAGCGCCGATCAGCAGCCGCTTGTCGACGCCGCCGCCATTGATCTTGGCCAGCGAGGCGCCGTGGACGGCCTTCATGAATTCGCCGACAAAGTTGAAGCCGCCTTTGGGATCTTTCGCGACGTTTTCTTCGACCGAGATGCGGGCGCCTTCAGCGACCTGGACGCCTTCCGATACTTCGGCGGCGGCAATGGCCTGTTCGCGGCTGATCCGCGCTTCCAGGCTGGAAACCTCCGCCATTGCGGCATCATATGCCGCCAGTTCGTCGGCGGTCAGATCGCGATCTTCAGCGCTCGCGGTATCGTTGATTTGCTTGGCTTTGGCAACCGCAGCCGCCTTTTTCTGTTGCAGGATTCGAATGCTCATGGTTTTGTCCTCAGAAATAAAAAAGCCCGCTTGATGGCGGGCGCTTGATTGCTACTGGGTTGCACATATCGACCGATGGGCCGGGCGCCATCAATCAATGGACTGACGGCGGCGGGCCTGTGCCGGCCCAAGACTGATTCTTGTTAGACGGATGCGATCTCCAGGGCACGGCGGCGTGCTGCGATGCGAACTGCGCGTAACGCACGAGCGGATTCGTCATTCGACTCGGGTGCGGCAGCGTCTATTGGTGCCGCTGCTTGTTCCGCCGTGACCGCCGGAGCACCGCTTTCGGCGCGCGCCGCAGTAGCCGATTTGATCGCCTTCTGCATCTTCGAGATCACATCATCAAACGTGCAAATTCCATCGACCATGCCTGCGGCGAGCGCATCTTGAGCCAACAGACAGCGCCCCTGCCCCATGCCATCGCGCACTGTTGCGACTGGCGCGGCGCGGCCCTTGGCCACAGCCGAGGTGAATGCCTGGTAATACGAATCAACCTGGCTCTGCAGGAATGCCCGCGCTTCCTCATCCAGTGGTCCGAGGCTATTACCTTCAACCTTGTACTTGCCAGCCGAGATGAAGCTGATCTTGTAGCCTTCCTGGTCCAGCGCCGCCGATTCGTCGACGTGCTGCATGTACACGCCGAGGCTGCCGGCTTGGCCTCCAGGCGTGATGAACAACTGCTCGCACTGGCTTCCCGCCCAATAGGCAGCCGACGCACACATAGAATTCACGAAACCATAGACTGGCTTCGTGCCGCGCGCATTCATGATCTCTGCTGCCAGTTCAGCAGTGCCAAAGACAGAACCTCCTGGCGAGTCGATGTCCAGAATGATCCCGCCAACCATGTCGTCGGCTAGCGCCGCACGTAGCGATTGCGAAAATGCTTGCGTCGACGTGCCGCCACTACCGGAGATATCGTCGACCATCGAGGCGCGCTGGCTCATCACACCATAAAGTGGAAGGACGATGATACCGCCCCCGACATTGGCGGCAGCCTTTGCGCGCGCCGCACGCGCAGCTTGAGCAGCCTGAACTTCGGCCATGGCTTCTGGCGTAGCCGGCTGGCCAGCGGCCCAGCGATGCAGCACCGCGGACATGGTGGCCAGATAATTCTTGTCCAACGCCCATGGCTGCGATGCCAGGGATGAGAGAATGAGAGAGCCGCGCATGTCTTATCCTTTGATGGCGAGTCGTTCAAGTTTGCAGCGGGCGATCTCCGCCAGCTCCTCGTTATTCAATCCTTGCGTTCCAGCGACGCTTGCCAATTGTTCTTCGCAATAGGCCTGCGCACTCTTCAAACTGACGCCGAGAGCCGCAGATACAAACGCCGAATGCGCCGCGTATGCACGCGCTAGAGCGTCGGGGCCGCCGGCCGCATAAGCCTTCGTCATAACCTCAATCTCCCGTCGCGCAATCCGCTCTGCTGCGGCACCAGCGAGCGCAAGGAGCCTTTGATCGGGCGTAAAAAAGCCCGCCTCAGCGGGCTTTTTTGACTTGCTCTTATCCGGAGCCGCCGGCGGCGGGTCATCTGGATTCGCGTTCACCGGAAGTGCGGCACCGGTCTCAATTTCTTCATCTTCTTCATCCGCAGCGCTATCGCTGATCATGTTCAGCGGCCGAAGCGGATCATCCAATCCGGGCAAAGGATTGAACGATTCGGCGATCCGCGCCTCATTGCGCGTTAGCCAGCCGCCAGTAATTCCCTTGTTGTAATACTGGGAGCGCGCAGCGGAATCGCCACGCAATAGCGAAATCAGGGGAAATTCGACCTGCAGCGTATCGTCGTCGTGATCGATGAACATGAACCGGATCGCCTCCTCCCAGCAGTCGACCCATGGCTCTATATCGTCGCAGACCGAGTCCAGCGATTGCATCTCAATGTTCGAGAATGTAGCTTTTTCAAGGTCACCGATCTTGTGAGGCCGGACACCGAAGAGGCGCGCGATGTCCGAAACCGAGTATTTGCGAGCTTCGATGAACTGTGCATCGCCATTACTGATTGGCACGCCCGGGTGATATTTCAATCCATATTCGAGCACAGCCACCTTGCCCTTGTTCTTACCCCCCTGCTGCTCCTGCCAGGATTCAGACCACAGTCGTCGTGCTTCAGCATCCTTAAAATGCGTCGGATGTTCAATCCAGCCACCAGTCGGAGCGGCATCGTTTTGGAAGTATCGAGTCCCATAATTCTGGGCGGCGATGGCACCGGCCAGAGCGTTCCTGGCCAATTGAATCGGGCTGTACCCGAGGATGCCGTCACCAGAAAGCCCCTTCAGGTGGAACATGTTCTGGCGCGCGACCAATGTCTCGCTACCGTCATTGTTCTTGATGCGGAAGCGCCAGTTCGTATCAGTCAGGATCTCCACCGTCACCCGGTCTGGATGAATGGGGATCAGATCAGTGACTTCTCCGCGACCGTTCCCAAAAATGCAGGCAAATGCATTACCACGCAAAGACAAATGCCCTTGCATCATCGCACGGAATTCCGAAGGATTTTGGAATTCATTTGGGCGCCTGGCGAACAGCCGATAGAGCCAATGCTTCTTGATCTTCGTTTTTCCACCATCTTCGCGCTCTTCGTAAAGCACGAACGGCAGCTTGGCCACGGTATAGGCCAAGTAGCGAACGCAGGCATATACAGCGGTCAACTGGAGCGAAGAGTCAGCCGTTACATTCATCCCGTTGAATGGGACCGGATTAAACCAGAACGAACCCCACGGCGAGCGGTCGCCATTGTCGGCGCTGGGTGCAGATAGGAACATTTAGCGTTTCCGTGCGATATGTGCGCCGAAAAGCGTCAAGCTGATCACCAACACACCAACCGCTACCAGCGCTGCCGGTACGCTAACCAAGGCGAGGCCTGCGCCAATTAGAGCCAGTCCGGCCAGTAGCGACAGGTTATAGGTGAGTGCGTTCATGTCATACCACCAAAAGTGTGTAATCGTCCGGCATTTGTGGGCTCTGATCACCCGCCATGCCGCGCCCGATCCCCATGATCGCCGCGACGATGCCGTCAATTTTTAATTCAGGCTTTTCTTTTCGCGGGTAGATGTTGTCCTTCGCATCCACTTTTGCAACCACGTTCGATGCCATCCAGGTCAGCACCGGATTTCCATCGTGGTGTAATCGCCCCGCTTTGACTGCGCTTTCCAATTCCTTCATCGGCAAGCTCATGTTCTGGACGGTCTGCCGGAACTCAACGAGTTCAGCACCATCCTTCATTAACTGCTGCGCCATGTGTGCGGCGCGCCAGGGATCGAAGGCGACCTCTGTCGGCTGGTATTCGGCCAGCGTTCCCTCAACATACTCGCGGACCAAGTCATAATCGATTTCGGCGCCCTCGTGCTGCTCAAGGAAGCCCTCGATCACCCATTTTCGATAGGCGTCCCGATTTTTTGGATCATTCTCTATCGCGTTTTCGGGCAAAAAATACTTGCCAAACAGGTAGTAATGATCCTTGTTATCGATCCGCTTTTTGAAAACCTGCATCACTACGCAGACGTCCGATGTACTTGCCAGATCCAGCGTCACCCAGTTTTCGCAATCCTTGAACTGCTCTGGCCGCAAGGAAAAGTCGGCGCATTTGTTCCAGTCCAGGATATTCAACCAGGCCGATTTCGCCGAACACCAGACGTTCAGATGCTTGGTCTTAAAGCGCGTCTGCTTCGAAGCACTATTTACTGCCTGGCGCTGCTGGCTAAGCAGAAAGTCTGCATCCACCGAGATCCCCATGTTGGGATTCGCCTTTCGCAACGACTTTGGATCGTCCCATGCATCCTGTTCGTCAATCGTATAGATGATGGCGAAAAGCTCATCATCTTCGAGGACGCCCTCCAGGACCTTCTTGCAATCCAGTTCCTGGTCATAACATGGGCCGGCGATATTAAACCCAGCCGTGGTGATCTCGACCATCAATGGCTGGTCGCGCGAGCCCATGCCGGTTTCCATCGTGTCGACCAGGTCCGACGTATCGTGCTCGTGGTATTCGTCCACGATCGCGCATGACGGAGAAGCACCGTCGCCCGGCTTACCGATGACTGGCTCAAACCTGCTGCCGTCCTGCGGCGTGACCAGCATCTTCGCCCATACCTCGGCGCCGATTAGCTCGCGCAGCTCCGGCGTGCGCTCGACCATCTGCTTCGCCGGCCGAAACACTTCCCATGCCTGCTTTTCGGTCGTCGCACCGGAATACACTTCTGCGCCGAACTCGCCATCGGCAGCAAACATGAACAGACCGATCCCAGCGGCGATGATGGACTTTCCATTCTTCCTAGGGACAGCGATATACGCCTTACGAAATCGACGTCGCCCGCATTTCGTCTTTTTGACCCGGTGCTTCCACCCGAATATTGTGCAGAAAATGAACGACTGCCAGGACTGCAGCGTGATCAGTTCCTTTTTTTGCCCCCACTTTCCCTTCGTATGGGGAAGCATTTCGATGAACTGACAGACGATCTCGGCAGCATCAGCATCAAAAATGTATTTCGACCGCTGCGACTTATTCGCAATCAGATCATCTAAATGGCGTTTGCACGCCAACTGTACCCATTTGCAGGCCACCACTTTGCCGGCGACGACGTCCTTGGCATATTTGTTGGCTGCATTGACATGGGGATGTTCCATCTAACTCATGCAGCGCCCTTCTGTTTGACGAGCTTGGCGAAGGGGTTTGCATCCTCTCGTTTTTTGGCGCCAGTGACCTTGGAGCGGTCGGCTGGAGTCATCCCGAATCGGGCGAGCAAAGAATCCAGGCGCGCCAGCTTCGCGCCGGCCATTTCGATTGGATCCGCACGGAATTGCGCCAGCAAAACAGCGGCGATCTCGACAGCAATCCCATCGGCATGGCACAGCACGCCCACATGACACTGCTTGACAATGACGTTCCAGGCGTCTGCTTGTTCGGGGCTGAAGTAGTCCGGCGCATCACCAATGCCGGCGACCACCTCGGGCTCGTCGACACGTTTGCGCTGCGGATTTTTTTTGTAGGCCCCGCGCATTTCAAGCACGTTCGTCGGGGTGCGGTTTCTTGCCATTTAGCAATCGATCCGAAACTTAAATTTTGTGGAAGTAAAAAAAAGCTTGAGCAGCCGGTTTTCGAGGAACGTTTCCATAGAGATTTTTATCCCCCTACCCCTATGCCAGATTGGGTGGCCGTAACCATCCTTTCCTCCGACTGCTTCACACTGTCGTGACACTGCTTACATAGCGACTGCCAATTATTTGAATTCCAGAATCGCTCGCGTGCCAGAGCGATCCTGGCCTCATCGCCGCTGTCGACCGCCTCCTTAAGACGGTGCGGAATGATATGGTCAACTACCGTCGCCGCCACGACGAGGTCGGCGCGCCGGCAATATTCGCACAGCGGATGCTTCCGGAGGTAGTGCCCTCGTGCTTTCGTCCAGGCGCTTGTATAGCCGCGCTCCTGGGCGCTTCCACGCTCGCGGTCCTGCTCCTTTCGCGTCGCACGCAGGTGCTTCACACAATAGCCTGGTGCATCGAGCAGCACGTTGCATCCTGCCGAGCGACAGATCGACTTCGCCCTTCGCGCCATACCTATGCAGCTATCCGCTCGATGATTGGGGCAAGCTCGGCCAGGACCACACATGCCAAGGCCGTGGCCACCGCAGCGCCGAAGAGGAGCGCAAGCGCCATGTGGTCGACTTGGCGGCGGAATCGCGGTAGCCTCATTGCATACCCCAGAATAAAAAAGCCGCTCGGTCAGAGCGGCGAAATGCCAGCCGAGGCTAGCATTGGAGACTCGGTAAAATGAAAAAGCCCGCGCAGAGGCGGGCTTAGATCAAAAGCTCCTGCGGCTATAGTGCGCAGTGAACTATGCGTTCCGTATGGGCGAGCGAGGCTTACGCGACTGGTAAGCATGGTGCCTTATCGGAATCTAGCGCTCGGTGGGGTTTGTGGCCCGCATTACGTGGACTAGAAGCATGTAAGTCGTGAGTATAACCAATCCAAAAGAAAAATATTTGACTGGATTTCAATTTTCAGCCAAATGACGGAATTTTCGTAGATGATATGAACTGCATAAGGTGATCGCGTTCATCCTGGCTGATTGAAGCTACCGTCATGCCGTCACGCTGCAATTCGATCACCCCATCAGACCAAATCCCAATTCGGAAATTCGAGGCCTTCGGGACCTTTGTCGGTGGCGCCGGGATCGCGGTTGGCTGATGCACGACTTCAGTTTGTTTTTTTTCCTCCACCTTCCCGATCGGCTTTCCATCGCCGATACGGAATATCAGGCCATCTTTTACAATGCGACCACTCTTGATCGCCGACGAGAGATAACCTGATGCCGCCTGACCACCAGTGAGGCCTAGCAGTTCGCGCAATTCGGCGCTTGTCGCTTCGCCTTTGTCGATGATGTAGTTGACAGCAATCTCGACTTTCGATCGCCCACTATCTTGCAATCGACGTTGCGAGGCATCGCCCCCCCTGGTAGCCGGTGCTGGAAAGCTTGGCACGGCCTTAACGACGGACGCAGGAACCGCCCGCTTCGCATCATAGACTTTGCACGCAATACCAGCGGGAGAAAAACCGTTTGATTCGAACAAGTCACCAGATTCAAGCAGTGCAAGCACTCTGGAACGCGCATCCTCCAACTCCATGTCGAACTTGTCCGCGATCTCCACGACGCGAACTTTTCCCTTACTGGCAATGAAATCGATGATTTGCTGATCGTTCGTCATTTCTCCCTCCTTAGTGCGCCAGATGCGCGCCGGTTATATGACAGGTATATTCCTTCGAGTTCGGACAGCATATCCAGCGTATGTTCGCGCTCGATACCGCGGAGAGCGATGTCGCCGCGCCCAGTACCCTTACACGTTTCACAGACTCGCCGGTCACTTGTCTGCCGCGCACCCTGGCACGCCGTGCATCGAGGATCTATCCAAAACGCGAGCGATGCATGGGCCACTCGCTTATAGAGTGTCTCGGCGGCCTGGATGTCCCACGCGGTGCTCTTCATTGGAAGCCATTCGCGGGCAATTCCACGCTCACGTACGATGACTTCCCATGCCCGAAGCAGCGAACCCAAGTTCTTACTGCCAGCCTCGAAAAATTCGCGTGACGTTCCATCCGCAAATTTGACTCTTGCCAGCAGTGCACCAAGATTCCCCCCTAAATCAGCAAGCGCGGATGCGATTAGCGCCTCCGTGGCGCGGTGATGCTCGTCATCGCGTAAGTCGCTCGAATTGACGGAATAGACGTACCGGTCGATAAAACCCATATGCGGTCTCCTCAGTATTCGAGGAGCGTATCAGCAGCCCGCGAACCTTGCAGGGGCGCGCAACTTATGTTGTTTATCTGCTTCATTTCCCAGCGTGCGCCTTCCTAAAATCGGGCCAGGTGAAAGCGCAAATAAACGAATTTTCGTGCAGCCTGGAATCCACGCGATTTCCTACATATCGGACCAACTGGTCCAACGGCTGGTTTGAAATTGCGATTACAGGTCGCATTGCGTGATATCGACGATTCACGATATCTGTCAGGAGAAGATTTGCGTTTTCCCGATCCGCCTTGGCGTCGATCTCGTCAATGATGAGAATGTCGACATTCACAAAGCGAAGAATTTCACTCTCTTGAGATTTTCCGTCCGTCCCGTATGACGCCTGGATCTCCGACACCATCTGATTCGCAGTGCAAAACCGCACTGAGAGCGACATCTTGTTAATCATGTGTTCGGCAAGCTCAGTCGCGAGCAGCGTCTTACCTGTGCCGTTGGCTCCGATCATCAGCAGCGATGCCCATCGACGCTCGCGCTTCAACTGCTCCAGGAACGCCTTCGCTTGCGCCCTCGCGGTCCGCATGGCGGCCGTAGTCGCTGGAAACGTCTTGCCAAGATACTTCTCTGGCAGCATTGCGGCGCCATAGATAGCGGCGCGGCGCTCGGCCTGCTGGCGCGTTCCCTCAGCAGCCGAGATCTCCGCTTGCATGCATTCGGTGCAAAACCATTCCTGGGCCTTCTGCGCAGGGAAGATTTGCACCGTGCTTTCGCCATGCTGAGGGCACGCGCCACTGAAGGATTTCAGTTTTGATGCCCCTACGAACTCACTTACGGCTTGGAATGTCATGATCACCTCAATCGTCGAAGGATACTGTGCCGCCTTCCGGGACTACTGTTCCCTGCTTCTCCACACTGGCCGCCATCGCTGCCTCGCTGCTCGAATGGTCAGCATTGGAGAGGTCAAACTTTCCAGGCGGAGCGCCGCTCTGGGGCGCGAGGCGTTTTTCATTGCGCACCCAGTTGCGCCAAGTGGCCGACCAATCCGTTTTCCTGCCGTCCTTCCCGGGTTTGGCAATCCAGTGATCGTAGAACCGTTGGGCGACCTCAGATGGGCGAAGATCGGGACGTTCTGTCTTGCAGAACTGAATGTCTGCGGCGGTTGGGTACCAATCGGCCGGGAGCCGCGTTCCGCGTGCCTCTCCATTCCCTTCCTTTCCCTTCCTCTTCCCTTCCTCTTCCCTTCCTGGGCGGGAGACTGCTTCCCCGATGCTGTCCTGTTTATTCCCCGGTGCTTCCCCAGTGCTTCCCATCTTGTTCACAGAAATATCTGCTTGCTTCTCTGGCGGCGCTGGATGCTTCTCAGGTTCCTGCGCTTCCTTCCCATTAATTCTCTGGTGCTTCTCAAAAGTCAGGATCTCGCCGTATTCCTTTCCGTCGACCTGGTAGCGCCCAATGAATCCACCTTCTTCCAAAGCTGTAAGCGACAGTGCCATATCGAAATTGAGAAACGGGAGGATATCCAGTTTCAGCGAACGTGGCTTCCATTCGAAGCGACCAGATTTGTCGCAATGCCCCCATAGCCCCGCGAATACGAGCATGATGAACAGGCCGGGCCTGGCGACCTCCAAGTCCTGCAACCCCTCATGCCGGAAGAAGTCAGGTTTGATTGTGCGAATGCGCGCCATGTTGTCCCCTGTGCCTCAAGCGGCTTCTTTGATACGATTGCCTGGCTGACCAAACAATGCATTGATTAGGCGATCACCGTTCTTCCTGACCTTCGATGCAGCGACGTTTCGGCACCAGGTTTCCCGCAGCTCTTTGATGCGCCCGGATTTGCGAGCCTTCTTCAGGAAACGCTCGGTCCGCTCTTTTTGGGTGAGCTTCTCGACATTGCAAACCATGTCTCGTCGATTGCCCGCCTTGTAGGTCGGAACAGGGCCGCCGGTAACGCCACGGCGCCATGCGACGATATGGCACCTGCCAGTCGCATGAAGCTCGCGCACTGCCAGCGTAACGCTGCAGCGCGACAGGCCTGTAATCTCGGTGATCGTCGCCTGGTTCGCCGGCATCGCCCCAAGCACAGCGTGAAGTGTCAGGGCAGCCTGGACCTCGCGCGGCATCCGAAGTTCGCTGCAGACGATTGGCGCCGGCCCTGGCTTGTAATACAGCTCGAATGGCGAGTGGTTATTGCTACGGACTTCGGGACCGCGAACATACTTCACGATATGGCAGCGCTGCTCGCTGACTGCCTTGGATAGCACACGGCCGATCGAGCGCACTGGTAGATTCATACGCTGCGATAGCTCAGATGGCGTGGACGGCAGCAATGCCATTACGCGCTCAATGAAGCCGCTACCCAGATACCGGCAACTCATCGAGCAGAATTTCGCCTCCCCACGTTCGAGCTTGGCTTGGCACGCCGCGAACTCTTTTCCGCAATGCCTGCAGGTCGTAATCACCGGTTTACGTCGCTTACTCATTGGTCGCCTCCTGCGCGAAGGCTGCGTCCAGCAACGGATGCGATGCTCCGTTTTCGGTTCCGTTGTAGGGCGTCCATGCCATGACTGGGACGCCCTTTCGCATCTTTACCCCCCCCTGCTTGTCGGTGGCAGGGATCCGCACCATGATCTGCGTCAGCTTTACCTGGTCAGGAGATACTGCTATCCAATCATTGCAGAATTGCGGCGAATCGAATTCCGGACTGATGCGTCCGATCTTCGTAGTTTCGTTGAATACGCGATCAGCGATACGCTCAACTTCGGCGCCCCATTCCTGAGGCGTTAGATCACGACGTCCGAATGGGCCGACCAAGAACACCGGCTGTTGTTTAGCGACTGCGGTCCTGCAGATTTCCCGGCTGACGCCGAAGACACAAAATGCGCTCATGGAGTCTCCCTGTTTTAGAATTCTTCGATCTTCCAACCGCCCCCATCCTTCTTAGGGCGCGCCTGGACGGCGATAAACCTCAGTGGGTACATGTCGGCGGCGATCTTGATCTTCGCCCGCGCGTCGTCTACCCAGTGTCCTTTCACTTCGTGCGCCTCCAGCGCGCCGCTGGCCAGCATCACCGCAAAGTCAGGTGTGTAGAACGTGTTGTCGGCCAGCCGGAATTTCAGGCCTTCGAACTTGAACCAGGCCACCTCGCCGGTGCGGCGGCGCAGCTCCAGCGTGGCCGCGTAGGCTTGCTCAGTCTTATTCATGGCACCGGCCTTCAGGCGGCCGAGCGCCTGTATGCGTCGCTGCATCATTCGATCAGTCCTTTCGCTCGCAATTTGGCGTGTGTGCGCTCGATGCCAGCGCGGAATGCGGCATCGACGTCTTCTTTCGTCAGCCAAGCGGGGCGCGCGAGCTGGCCATCCAGAACCGCATGGCAGGCGCTGCAACCGAACGCAGCTGCGGTGTCCGGGGCCTTCAATCCCATTCCCTTACCGTCGGCCAGGCTGTTGCTATGGCAAAGCACAGTCGTTTCGCTCGTGTGATTGCAAACTCCGAGCAAATTTATGGTGCAGTCTTCCCCGCGCGCAGCCTTGCGGATCGGCGTCATCTTTGGGCCGCTTGACTTCAAATAGCTCTTGCGCGCAAGTTCCGTTCTTAGCTTCTTGATTTCCCGTTCCTCAATTCGCTCTGGGCGTGCGAAGCCTCCGCGCTTCATCAGTTTGGTGCTTCGCTTAATGCAAGTTCGCCGCATCATGCTAAGATCCTGTCAAATTGAGGGAGGCGACCATGGTTACGAGATTGCAAGTTGCTCTGGGTGCTGATGAGCGGTGGTATTGGGCGGTCATCGACGATGTCGCGCCGGGCCAGACTGGTAGAATTGCATCCCAGTCCGTGGTTACGTTCGACACGAAAGAGAACGCGATCATTGATCACGAAATGCATATTGCCGCACGCAGCCAAGACGGGCGCAAGATCCGGACCAAAGGAGAAATCCATGGACTTCTTGGGCAGGCAATGCAAACATGCGCCGATTGCCAAGGCGTTGAACTGACGATGCTGCGCTGGCATGAGCAAGATGAGAACGGCTGCAACTGGGAACTCACGAGCGGCAACGGACCAGATCCGCAAGGCTGCCTGGATGGCATCATGCCGGTATTGCTCAGGCTTCAGCGCATCTATAACATTCCTGACGAAGGCTGATATCACGCGGCCACCAGCCCCATCTCACGCTCGTGCGTGAAGTTCCCGCAGGCCGGCCAGGAGCCGGTCAGCGCGAAGTGAATGCGGCGGCCGAGCCAGCGCATCTTGTAGACGCACATGCTGTTGCCCAGGGACTTGTAGCGCGGGCCATCGGCGGACAGCTTCCACCACTGACCATCGATCTCGATAACAGGTTCGCCGCGCACCAGCATCGTCTCAGCGCGGCTTGCCTTCACTTTGCTCATTGGGATCAGGGTGTAGAAGTCGGGGAATGACTGAAGGCGTTCACATTCCCTTGGCGTGAGCCGGCGCACGGCCATGGCCGATGGGATGGCATAGCCCTGTACGGCCATATCCACGCGCCCACCCATGCCGCCAGAGTACGTGTGCGCACAGAGCGCACCGGTGGTGTTGATAATCGGCTGTCCGCGTCCGGTGCCGTCTTCGCTTGCGTCGAAGTCTTCAGCCTTTAGCGTGTGCGCAACTTCTCCAGTGACGCACACCACCGGCATGCCCTGACCAGGCTTGCCACCACCAGTAGAGAGTGCACCGGTGCGCTGGCCATCGCCGCCCTCCAGCCGGATCTCGCCGCGGCTGTTTTCGGCAAAGCACACCGCCTGCGCCTGCGGGCTGCTTGAACCCAGCGCGCCGAATACCGAAGTGCTGCTGACGGGGTCCTGGCGTGTGTCGAATGCGATCGGCGCAAGGATATGCGCCTTGTCGCCACCGCCGCCACTAGCACGCAAGCAGCCCGCAACCTCGTCGCCAAGTTCTGCCTTGGCGCCACCATCACGGCCGCGCAGTGCGACCGACAACGGCACCAGGTGGCTATGTCCGTGATTCGCATCTTGCCCGGAGCAGCCTTGTAGGCGGCCGTAACTGGCGTCGAGCGTGGCAGTTGCGTCGACAAAGCCCCCCCCGATTGTAGGAATCAGCGTCTCCGTCTCGGCATCGATCCGCGTCCTCGTGGCGAGGCAGCGCGCTAGTTGCCCCCCCCGCTATCGGGTCGAACGGCAGAAGGCCGCCCTGGCACTCAAAATCAGTGCCTAAGCCGCCACCGCCCGAAGTGCGCGAGCTAAGGGTTCCGGTAACGCCTTGCCCCGTTTCTCGGCTCGGCGGAGTGTCCCGGCGCACGCCGTCGAACTCAAAAAGTACTGTGGCGGGATCGAACCCTTTTCGAGCAGTTGCGACAAGAATGACACGACGGCGTCGTTGGGCCACTCCGAAATATTGGGCATCAAGGACTCGCCAGGCAATACGCCTTTGCGGTCCATACACACAACCAGCGTTCGGCCATTTACCCCCTGGCGGGAGCAGCGAGCTATCCTCGCCGGCAAGCGCTCCCAAAAGGCAGCCGAAGGCGTTGTCCCTGGTGCTGAGCACCCCAGGTACGTTTTCCCAAACAACGATGCACTCGTCGTCTCCGCGAACATGTCGAGCTGTGTCGATTGCATTAGCGAGATCCACAAAAGATAAGGTGAGCTGGCCGCGTGGGTCGGCCAGCGACTCGCGTAGACCAGCGATAGAGAATGCCTGGCA